GAAATCATATAAAATTAATTATATATATACTCATAGACAAAAAAAATCACATTTAGATAAAATAAAGAAACCAATTAATCTACTAAATGATGAAAATAATAGTAATGAATTAAGAAATGCTTCATTATTTTTAACTGAATTAAGAGATAAAATAGATGATTTTATAAAAGAAATTCAAAAAAAAAATATATAATTATAATATATATATGAGTTATATTAGAAGAAGATTTACTAATGATGGTTTAAATTCAATAAATTTGACAGGCGGAAAAATGCGACGACCAAAAAAAGTATATGGAGGTCGAAAAATGCGTATTCCTGCGATGTTTAAAGACGCTGAAATGTATATAATGGGAGGTAATTGTGGTTGTTCGGATTGTTTGACTGGTGCAGGTTTTGATGTTGGAGCATTAGAAGGAGGAAATTTTTTTGATTGGTTAGCAAATAGAGTTCCATTTTTAGCAGGACAAATTCCTCTTTTTGGAAAATTGTTAGGACCAGCAGCAGAAATGACTTTAGATTTATTAGATCCTTATAGAAAAAATCCACGAAATCCAAGAGAACCAGTAGTAGAACCACCAGCACCAGTATCAGTTTATCATCCAACAGCACAAACAGGGAAATATTTAACAGACCAATATAATCAAGCATTAGCACAAGCAAATAGAGGACCACAAAGACCCGCTGGAGCAGGATTTTTTGAAGATGTAGGAAATTTTATGAATAAACATAAAAGAAATATATTTAAAATAGTTAAAGCAGGTAAAAAATTATATGGTAATGGAAGAATTCAACCTTATCCTTATAAACATTCACTTAGTGATAGATCACCACCACACGATATACCACGCCCTCGAATGAAAAAAATGAATGGAGCAGGATTAAGAGAATTTTATGAAAAACATAAAAATAAAATCCATAATGTAGGTAAAGCAGCATTATCGGCAGCAGCATTAGCAGCAGCAGCATTTGCAGGAAAAAAAGGATATGATGCTTATGATAGATATAAATGGTTTAATAAAAATGTTGGATCAGATGGTTTTATTGATGTTTAAACTATTAAAAAAACTGTTATTATATTTATTAATTAATTATTTACATATTAAATAATTAATTTTTTTTTCTAAGTAATAATTATATATATTATAGAATGGATACAACTTTATCTTTAGAATGTGGGCGAAGGTTATGTAAAATTATAGGTGGAAAAATGAATAATAAATGTGTCTATTTACACGATAAACGAAAAAAATGTTGTAATAACTGTAATAAAAAATGTAGAGGAGATTGTTGTGAAAATTGTGCTTCAAATTGTTCTTCACTAAATCTAAAAGAAGATGTTGAATATTGTAGTTTAACTGATAAAGGTGTATTTCAACAAATGCCAAATAATGAAAGAGGACAAAGTGATGTTTTTATGATTAATGGGCGAAGAGGTTGTGGTAAATCGTGGTATCTTGCAGACCTAATGAAACAATATATTAAATGTTATCCTGATAATAAAATTTTTTTATTTTCTCAATGTAAAGAAGATGAACTTTTAGACTCATTAATTACAAAAAGAGTAGATGTTGATAGATATGTTGAAGAAGGAGGATTAGAACCTGAAGATTTTCCTGATGATTGTTTTGTTGCTTTTGACGATGTTGATATGCTCCCTGACGATAAACCCGATAAATTAAGAACAAGAATATTTGCTATTATGAACTCGTTAATTCAATTAAGTAGAAAGCGTAATATTACAGTAGCACAAACTTCTCATTTAACTACAAATCACGGAGAAACAAAACACGCACTTAATGGTTGTTCTTCTTTTACATTTTTTAATTCAGCGGTATCACATCAAATTAAAAATGCATTGAAAATTTACTTTGGATTATCTAAAGAAAATATAAAAAGGGTCTTAACTGTAAAAAATAGTCGTTGGACTACGATCTTCACAACATCTCCTATGGTTTGCTTAACTGAGAAAGAATGTTTTATCCTGAAGGAATGAATTTCGGGAGGTTTTTATTACCTCTAATAATTTGTTTTAATTTAATTTGTTTCTGTAAATTTTTTTTATCAATTTCAAAGACTGTTAAAGGTGTGTTTTTATTAATTCTTTTAGTTGGTCTATAGACTGGATAGTCTTTAAATCCCACATCTTGCCATTTTTCTTTATACCATCTTTTTAATTTTTTTTCTTGATTATCATCTTTATAAAGACCTCCCAGTCTTTTATATTCTTTTACAATATAACCTGATTTATAAGCACTTGGTTTTTTATATATTGTATCTGCTTTCATCTTAACTAAATTGTATAAATCTTTATCTAAAACTATTGGCATATATAATAGTAAAAGAAAAAAAATATCTATGTAAATTATATAATGATATATAAATTAGATGGATATGAATTTATAGCGCCTTCAATAAGGAAAAATAAAAAATATGATGTTCTAAAAAATGGAAAATATTTAGCATCTTTTGGAGATGTAAGATATCAACAATTCTTTGATAAAATAGGAGCATATAGTCATCTGAACCATTATGACCCCATAAGGCGAGAAAGATATATAAAACGCCATAATAAAGATATTAATAATTATAATAAAGCAGGTTATTTTTCATATTATTATCTATGGTAAATATATATATATATATAATATGGATAATCCTTTAACAGGTAATAATATAAAAAGTTTTTTTGGTGGAAAATGTAAGGTTATATCATATGATGAACTTGCATCTTATAACACAATAGAAGAATTAATACACCCTTATAATAAATGTGTTATCCTTTATGTTTGGGCGAAAAATCCTACTCCATTCGGGCACTGGCAAACAGTATTTAAAAATAAAAATAATAATTATGAAGTATTTGATAGTTATGGTTCTTGGATAGATAGTTTTTTAGATAAGATTGATAAACAATTTAATATTGAAAACGGTCAAATGTATAAATATCTTACTAAATTATTATATGATAGTAATAAAGATGTTGAATATAATGATAAAAAACTACAGGATGATAATTCTAATACTTGTGGAAAATGGTGTGTTTATAGGATGCTAAGAAATGATTTAAATATTGATGAATTTAATAATTTATTTACTGATGATACAAAAATTAATGATAAAATTATTTTAAAAATATTTTCTTAACTAAATATATAATATAATAATGTCTCATTTACCCCCAATATACTATAATTTAAGTCAAATAAACGGATATAAAAATCCTGATGGAGCACTATTTTCAACAATACAAAGACCTGCTATTATTGAAGAATTTAATAACCAACTTATTTTACAAAATCAAAGTGAATATTATGTAAGCATAGCAAGAGCAACAATACCAACATCAGGAATACCAAGATTAATAGTTCCAATACAATTAGGAATATTACAAAATGATAAAAATAAATGTATATATACTGTAAAATTTAGATTATGCACTGGAAGAATAAACGGTCAATTTAATTTTAATCCAATATACGATCAAGAATTAGCAGTTTCTTTTATTTCTCAATATCCTTATTTATTTGATGATGTAAGAGCACCAAGCAATAATAATGGTTATCAAGATTTAAATAATAATTATTATAATGTTTATGATGTTGAAATGATACTTTTAATGTTTAATAATACAATTAAAACAGCATTTGCTACTTTTTGTGCTCAGGTTGGTCTTTCTTATAATTCTGCATATTATCCTAATTTATTATGGAATTCATCTAATAGATGTTTTGAATGTAGATTTCCTGCTTCAGTAAATGGAGTTGCATATTTCGATCAATATAGTTCAACACCATATCCTTTTATCGTTTTTCAAATTGATGCATTAAGTAGTGATTTATTACAATTAACAGGAATTGACAATGCTTCAGATAATAATTTTATTAGTAATGTATGTTTTAATAAATTTAATAATGTTTCTACTACTACTATTGGTGGTGATGTTATTATTTACTATACAATGACTGCTTCACAAAGTTCTCTAAATAATTGGGGATCATTAAGTAAAATTATATTTGCTATTTCATACGGTATTTCTACTATTCCTGAATATGATAGTATTCCTATTGATAATCAAGGAACTACTAATCAAACTTTATTAAATAAACCAAATGTTCCTATGCTTCAAGATTTAGAAGTTAGTAGAGAAGATTTTGCAATAAATAATAATTTTATACAATATCAAACAAGTTCAATAACACAATCTCGTTTAATTGCTATGACAGGATCAATGCTTCAGTCTTTTCAATTATCTGTATATTGGTTAGATGTGTTTGGAGTTCGTCATATTTTAAATTTACCTCAAGGGATACCATTAACAATAAAACTTGCATTTTATCCAAAAACAACAACTTTAATTTAATTTTAATTTTCAAATAAAATATATAGAATAATAAAAAAATACAAATAATTATTTATTTTTATTTTTTTTTTCTTCATATAGTTTATATAATATATATGAGTAATCTTTATGCACCACTAAAGACAGTAGAAGTCCGTGATAGCATTGTTGATTTTGTTGAACCAGCATATATCGTCAGGAAACCCGCAAATCTTAAAAGTTTTCAAATAAATCAAACTCAAACTTATTCAAATAGTGCAATTACTACAAAATTAGAAGTAAGTAATACTCAAATGGTAATTGACAGAAATATCCTATGGGAACAACCAGTAAGTGTTTCAGTTGTTGCAACATCTAATGTTGCAGGAGGTCGTGTTCTTCAAGATGGATGTTTCGCTCTTCGTTCTCACGCTCTCGCAAAAGTTGTTAATACAATTAATATTCAATATGGTAATGTATCTTATGCTTTTAATAGTAGTGATGTTATTAGTGCTCTTGAACGATATAATTCATATGACTGCACTAAATATAATACTGATATTGCTGAAAGTTATTTAGACCAATCTCAAAGTTATGACGATTTCTTAGGTTCAAACCGAAATCCTCTTAATTTGTTTAGTTCAGGTATTGGTTCTCAATCTCATCGTGGAGCATCAAATATTTCTAATATTGTTAATCCAGTTATTGCTGTTGCAGGAACTAATTATACTGCAACTTTTGATATGACTCTTCGTTCAATGCTTACTTCATCTCCTCTATTAGACCAAATTCTAAAACACGGCACAGGATATGGTTTAACTCATCTTAATAACCTAAATATTGATATTACTTTAGTTCCTCAACTTGGCGCCCGTATGTTTTCTTTTATGAGAAATCGTAATAGCGACACTTTAACTATTCAATCAATAACAGTTCAAATTAATAACCCATTATTTAGATTTATTCAAGTATCAGCACATCACGATACTATTCCTCCTATTCTTACTTATGGTCTTAATACTCTTGAGCGTTATCCAACAGATTTTACTTTTGATAATCAAACTCGTCAAGTATCATCTCAAGTAATTCAGATTTCTCGTATTCCTCATTATTTAATGTTTTATGCTCGTCCAACTAACAATGTTCTCCAACAAGGAAACGGCACTTTACACGGTTCTCAAATTCCTGATGCTTTTGCAACTCTTGTATCTGCAACAATTGATTTTGATGGTGAGACATTACTTTCTAATGCTGATGTTTCTATGTTTTATAAAATGGGAAGTGAAAATCAACTTGTAGATAGTTTCGTTCAATATTCAGGTGCTCCTCTTCTTAAATCTATTGGTGGAAGTGCTAATGGAACATTTATATATCCTATTGGGTCTGTATCTAAATTACTCTTTAATAAAGATATTTCTCTTAAAAAGGCATCTTTAGCACCAGGAACCAATTATAGAACTAATATTCAAGTAAATGCACGATTTACAAATCAAACATTCGGATTGCCTCAAAATATTACAAATAATTACACTTTTTACCTCGTTTGCGTCTATGACGATATACTACAACTTTACGGTGATAATAACGGTCAGATCGGTTATGCTCCTCTTTCTGAAGCGGATGTAATGAACGCTCATAAACAAAATGATAGCGTTCATTATGATGTTTTACGCAATCATAATTTAACTGGTGCAGGTATCCTTTCAGGTCTTTCTAACCTCTTAGAACACGGTAAAAAATTATACCCTATGATACACGGTGCTTATAATTCTTCAATTGGAAGAGCAGTTCGTGATAAAGTTAAAAATTATTTGTCAGAAAATGGAATGGTAGAATGTGCCCTTGCTCTTGAAGATAAAGGTTTTGGTGGAAGAATGGCGCCTCGTCATAAAATGGGTAAATCTTTACTTCGTTAAATAAAAAATATTTAGAATTATTATCTAATTATAATATATAATTATATAATATGTCTGACTTTGGAACAATTTTAAACAAAGATAATAAAACATTAGATTTATATTGTAATTCAATTTCTACTGTTTCATCATTTCCTCCCTATCTTTATGCAGCAGCATCTTCATTTACTTATAATGCAAATCAAAATCTACCTATTATATTTTACGATTTAATAGGACGAGATATTACTGCTGATATTGAAATCCCTAAAATTATATTTAGAAAAGCAGGAGTTTATAAACTTTCTTGTAATCTTATTGGTTCTGCTACTTTTATTAGCACATTTGAAACAAATTTATTTTTAACATTTAATGTATATAATAGTAATGGAGATTTAATAACTTCATCTGCAACAACTGGGGGGAATTCTTTTAATGCTTATAATGAAAGTGGAAATTTAAGAACGAGAAATGATAGTTTATCATTAGATGCAATATTTAATATAAATACTGGAAATTATGTTGAAGTAATAATATCAACATCAATACCTCCTCCTCAATTTAATATAATTTTTGCAAATGGTTCGTTATGTGTATCATTTATTGGATCTTTTTAATAAAATAATAAAATATATTTAGAATTATTTTCTAATTATTAATTATATATATAATATGTCAGATTTTGGAACAATTCTTAACCCTAATAATAATACTTTAGATTTATATTGTAATTCTATAACAACTACTGCTACAAGTGATAACTATGCTTATGCAATTTTAACATCAACTACTGCTCAAGTAGTCGTCCCGAGTGGAGTTTCTACTACACTTCAATGGACTTCTTCTCCATCGAAATCATTTGAAAACATTACGCTAAGTGGAGTGGATAGTTTATTTACTCTTGAAAAAATTGGTAAATATTTAGTAGATTTTAATATTTCGGCGGAAATTCCATCATTTGCAGGTGCTCAATTGGGTGTGGAATTAAATGTTAATGGAACATCAACAACATTTGATGTAGGTTTTTCAAATGGCGTTTCAATTTATAATTATAAAGCAACATTAAAAGCATTAGTGTCAAAACCAACAGACGCCCTTGTTTCTTTAAATTTTACCTTAACCGCTACTGGTTTTACAGGTATTTTTAGATACGCGCAACTTTCAATTACAAAACTTGAATAAATAAATAAATAAATATTTGAAATTTTTATCTAATTATATATTATAATTATATAATGGCAGATTTTGGAACAATATTAAATAATCAAAATAATAGTTTAAATTTATATTGTAATAATACTGTTTTAGACGGTGTAGATGTAAAAAACACATTAGCAACATTACAACAAGAAATAAATAGTTTAATACCTGATAATCCAAATGGATGGATTAATTCAGACGGCATAACATCAAATAGTAATAGAATTCCTTTTACAGATGGTAGTCCAAATGGTATGACAACAGACCCTAATTTTTCTTATGCGGTTGAATATTCAGCACCTACACTTACTGTCGGAAATGTTAAAATTGTATCAGCAAATAATAATATGGTATTAGAAACAACAGACTATATTTTAACAAAAAAAGATATATATTTACAAGGAACTGAAGACAATCAAAGATATTTAACAATCGGATTGAATAATGTATTGAATAATGTTAAAACATCCGTTAATATCAATACACAAGATTATATTTGTGATAATCAAATAGCATCAAAAACACAATGGAAGGGTGCATCTGAATACGATTTTGATAATGATGTTAAAATAGGCACGGTGGGACAATCTAAAAAATTATTTGTAAATGGCGTCGAGAATGTGGGTGTTAGTGCTGGTTTGCTACGAGCAATAAATTGTAATTTATTTAAACCAACAACAGTTTATGATGTTGTATGGTCGAATTTAACAGCACAGGAACAATTAGAATGGAAAGGTTTAGACCCAACATACGCCGACCCAGTTCAATCGTTAAGTGGTAATTATTGGTCTTTTGTTAAAACATCTCCATCTACTCTAAAATTAGGGATATTTATACCAGTTGATTTAAGTAGTTTGACTTTTCAAGATTTAGAAAGTTTTTGGTGTGTGGTGCGATTTAATAATAATACATCTATATCAACAGAAGGAAGTCTATTTTTTAGTATCTATACAAATCCACCAACTGCACCAAATTTTTATAGAACAAGAATAAATTATACA